TCTTGTAGTACGACAGATCGCCGAAGATCAGCGTCTTGGCGTTGGCCGCGGGCACCGCCATGTCGTTGTTGACCCACACCGGGTAGTTCATGAGGTAGTCGTATACCGCGGCGCGTGCCTGGCCGTTATATCCGCCCTGCTGGTACGCGCCGACTTGCGTCGCGTCCTGGCCGACGAAGCGGATGCCCGCGTCATAGCTGGGCGTCCACAGCGGACGGCCGGCGGTGTCCTTGAGCTTGCGGATCACCTTGAGCAGCGAGTCGCTCGCCATGAACGAGGCCTGCGGCCCGCGATAGGCCGGATCCACGGCGGCGATCAGGTCGACCAGGTCGTCGTAGATGATCGTCAGCGTCTGGCCCACGATGCCCACCTTGCCCGCGGAGGCCTTCGGCACGATGCCGTCCGGCTGGGTGGTGCCGGTGCCGACGGTGAAGGCGGTGTTGCCCAGGCGCCCGAGGCGCTGCGCCAGGCGGTTGCCGACGAAGCCTTCCATATCGATGATCGAGTCCTGCAGCAGCTCGATCGGCACGGCGACGATCTTCGAGGATCCCTTGAAGACGTTGAGCGAGACGGAGCCGAAGCTCGGATCGAGCGCGGTCGCGGTGATGTTCTGCGCGATCCACTCGCCGGTTTCCGCCGTGCCGTCCGAGGTCGGGAAGGACAGCGGCTTGCCGTCGGCCGTCGGGATGAGCTCGGCCACCGAGCGCATCGCGCCGTAGGCCTTCATCGCGTCGAACAGGTTCTTCGAGATCAGCGAGGGCACGGTGAAGCCGCCCTGCGAGCCGGTGGTGGTGGAGAGGGTGTTCCAGATCTGCAGCTCGTCGTCCTCGAGGCCCTTGACGCCGACGCGGCAGACGCGGTTGAAGAGCGCCTTGGGCGAGAGCGGATCGACGTCGCCGAGCTTGCCGAGCTTGATCTTGTTGACGACGTCGGTCGACTTGACCTTGTCGTCGGCCTCGAGGTCGAGCAGCCGCTGGTGGCGCGCGAGCTGGCCGTCGATGGACTCGATCTCCGCGTAGATCGCGTCGACCTTGCCCTCGGCGTCCTTGGTCCACTTGTCCGCCGGATGGTCGGCGAGAATCTTGGCGGCGTCCTGCGCGCGGGCCGCCCGGCGTTCGCGAAGTGCTTGCATCGGATTCATATCTTTCCTTTCAGTGATGGAAATGAAAACGCCGCCCGGAGGCGGCGCTACACGGCGTGAGGCGGCCTATGTTCTGTTGGGAGCGGGGTGCAGGATCTTCCAAGCCAACTGCTCGGCACTGGAGAGACCTCCGAGCCCGAAGCGGCAGATGGTATTGAAAAGCATCCTGGGCGAGAATCGTTCGATCCGGCCGAGCATCTGGCGATCGATCTGCTCATCGATCAGCTCGATCTCGCATTGGATCAGAAATTTTTTGATCTCACGGTCGGACGGCTCCGCAAAGGCCGGCTCTAAAGGACCTTCGTCGAGCTCGACCTCAAGGCAATCGATCTGATCCTCCAACGCATTTATCTTGCCTTGGCACCCCTCGATCCCCTCGGCATCGTCCAGATCTAAGCGAGAAAGCCGCTCCTTCCAGCCATCGCGTCGATATTCGAGCGCGTCAATCTTGACCTCGATCTTTTTGACCTCGGGTCGATCGGCCAGAACTTTGCGTAAGAATTCCATTCGGTCTAACTTTTTTTGATCCATGGTTGCCTTATCTAGTACTGTTTCTCGCAATAGAGCTGGATGATCGGGACCAATATCTCGCGTATCAACTGCTCCAGATCGGCATCGTCCAAGATCGCGCAGCCAGGGACAACGACGTCGATCACGGGCGGCCTATGTTCTTTGGAAGAGCTTGAGCTTGCGATCGAGCTCGGCGCGTTTGTTGACCAGGCGCGCGGCTTCGGGATCCGCCGCGGTCGGCGGCGGCTTCTCCGCAGCCTTCGGCGCCTTCGGATAACAGGACAGATCCCAGCGATTGGCGGCGGCCGCATCGGCCGCCGGCTCGGCGCCCTTGAACACACGGTCGGCGAAACCCGCGTCGACCGCCTCCTGGGCGTTGAACCAGGTCGTATCGGCCATCCATTGGACGATCTGCTCGTTCGACTTCTTGGTCTTGCGGCCGTAATCGGCCGCGAGTGTAGCGTCGATCTTTTCCAGCAGGTCCGCCGTTTCGATCAGATCGTTGGCGTTGCCGTAGGCGAACGTCCAGGCCTGGTGGATCATGAAGAAGCTGCCGTCGGCGATCTCGACCTCGGCCGCGGCGATCGCGATGGTGGTCGCGGCCGATAGGGCCCAGCCGTCGATATGCGCGATCACCTTCGACTTGTGCCCGCGGATGGCGGTCGCCATGGCGCGCGCGTCGAAGACATCGCCGCCCGGCGAGTTGATGCGCAGATGGATCGTCGGCGCCGTGAGCTCGGCGAGCGCCTTGACGAAGTCCGCCGCCTTGATGTCGCCGTAATAGCTGTCGATCACGCCGTAGAGGTAGACCGTGGCCTCGTCGCCCTCGGCCTTGACCTCGAGCGCGCGCGGATGCGCGACATTGTCGCGAATGAGCTGCAGGAGGCGCGGCGGCTGCGGTCTAAGCTGCGGGTTGGGCATTGTCAGCTCCTGGTTGTGCCGCCGCGGCAGGCGTGGCGGAAATGAAAAGCTTGCTGCTCTTGGGATCTACGTCCTTCGGCAGGTTTTCGAACCGCCGCACTTCGTTCTGCGTCATCCAGCCCGGGCCTTGAGCACCGCCTAGGGCGGCCCGATAGTATTCGGCGCGCGCCTTGGAATCGCCGCGCATCAGCCCGTTGACGTTGAACTCGACGTAGTAGCGGCTGATCTTGAAACACTTCCGGTTGATCTCCTGCTCGATCTGCGTCAAATGCGGCTGCAGGCAATATTTGACGAAGCCGATCGCGAGCTGCTCGATCCCCGTGCCCCAGGCGCTGGTCTTCGACTGCTCGCCAATCATCACCGGCGGCACGCCGAAAGCGCGCGCGATGTCCGCAACGGTATAGAGCCGCGCCTCATTCAGCTGTGCGTCGACTGCGGTGACGCTCATCGGATTCGCTTTGACGCCTTCGGTGAGGATCAGCGGCGTCCGCATCGCGGCGCCCGCGGTCCTTGCCTTGAGCATCGTGCGAAAACGCCCGAGCTGCTCCTCGTCCATCTTCCCGGGCACCTCGATCGTCATCGAGGGGTCGGCGCCATTCGCGAAAAACCGGCCGCTATAATCGTCCATCGCCAGCGCGTTGCCAGTCGCCTGGAATGCGGCGTTGCCAATGACCGACATGCCCTTCAGCCAGCCCGCGCCGAAGCGCAGCGGATCCCAGCCGAAGCCGGGGAAATGCAGCACCTCGTCCTGCGTCAGGCCGTAACGCCGCGCCCCGCCCGGCGCGTAATTGTCCTGATACCAGTAGACCAGCTCGTTCTCGCGCCGCTCGATGAACGTGAAATTCGAGTCCATCGGGATGATCTCGGTCACGTTCAGCGCCTTGTCGCGCACGATGTGGGCGACGCCGTCGCCCCGCATCAGCTTGGAGCCGAGCGTGTAGTCCCAGAACATCGCCGCCGGCATGAGCGGCGTGGGCTCGCTGTTGAGCAGCCAGGTCAGCGGGTGGTCGGGCTGCCTTTCCGGAACGTCGTCGGTGCTGCGATACACCGGCAGGGGCAGCGTAGACAGCGTGCCGACGATGAGCCGATAGCAGGCGTAGACGGCCGCGACGCGCAGCGCCGTCTTCGAATTCACCTGCTGCCCGCTCGCCGTGGGCGTGATGTTGAAGATCTCGAGCATCTTGTCGAGATCCTGCAGGCCGAAGCCGTCGTTGCGGATGGCCGGCAGATTCGCTCCGCGGAGCGCGCGCCAGGCGGCGCCGAGTCGCTCGAGCATCAGGCCTCCACGAGTGCAGACGTCTGGACGAGCGCCATGCCTAGACCTCCACGAAGCCCTGGGTGATGACGGTGCTCTCCGGCTTCACCTGCAGCCGCGCGAGCGCCATGCACAGCGATACGACGCCGTCGATCTTGTTCTCTGGCTTTTCCTTGTTCGGGTAGATGTTGTCCTTGTGGTCGCGATGGCAGACCACGTTGGACATCATCCACTCGAGCACCGGATTGCCGTCATGCCGCAAATAGGGCGTGCCGGGCCGGCGCTTGGGGTCGGCCCCGTTGAGCACCAGCTCCTCGATGCGCTTCATCGGCTCGCTGAAGTTCAGGACGGTCGGACGGATCTCGACCATCTGGAATCCTTCCTCGAGCATCTCGCCGGCGAACTGCGTGAGCTGCGCCGGATCGAACGGCACCTCTTTCACGACCTGCAGGGCCGCGTCAGCGCGCAGGCCGTCGCGCACCGCCTCGATATCCACCACCGGGCCGTCGGTCACCTCGATCAGCCCCTCGTTAGCCCAGGACTGCAGGTGCTCGTTGCCCTTCATTTCGATCAGCCGGCGCGGCGCGTAGAACCTGCAGAAGACGTTGTAGACGCCGCCCTTCTCGATGACCTTGACCTTGGCGAAGAGGTCGGTCTTGAAAGCGGCATCGAGGGCGACCACGCAATCCGCGCCCTTGAACTGTTCTTCACGGAGTGCCGAATCCCCGCATTTCCCGTAAGCCACCATGTCCATCCAGGCGATGTCGGCGCCGAGCCATTGGCTGCATCGCTTGGTGCGGAATTCGGACTGCTCCGAAGGCATGGTGCGCGCCTTCTGAGCCGAGGCGCGCAGGTCCTCGAGCAGCGTCTTCGCATATTGGGCGTTGTGCGTCGCCTGGAGCATCGGGTTGGCCTTCGCCCAGAAGCGCTCGTCCGACCACTCGTCGTCGTCTCGCCCGTCGGCATATTCGACGTCGAGGGTGAAGATGATGCCGAAGTAGGTCTCGTCCTCGGCGCGCCCGCCCTTCACCTTGAAGCCCATGCCCTCGTGCCGGTGCAGCACCGCGTTCAGCAGCTTGATGACGTAGCTGCGCTGCGCGTAGCACACGCCGGAGCGGTCGGTGCCCGCAGTGGTGATGCCCACGCCCAGCGGCTGCGATCGCGCGCCCGTCGAGCTGTCCAGCACGTCGTAGAGCCGGCGATCCTTCTGCGCGTGCAGCTCGTCGCCGATGAAGCCGCTGGTGTTCAGGCCGTCGAGCGAGCCGTAGTCGCGCGCGAGCGGCTGGAACAAGCCGGCGCTCAGCGCGTTGTAGATCCGGCTCTGATTGAAGCCGATCCCGAGCGTCTTAAACTCGGGCTCGCGCCTCACCATTTCGCGCGCCACCTCCCAGACGATCTTCGCCTGGTCCTTCTTGGTCGCGAAGGTGTACACCTCCGCGCCCTGCTCTCCGTCGGCAGCCAGGAGGTAGAGCCCGGTCCCCGCCAGGTCGGTGCTCTTCGTGTTCTTCCGTCCGACCTCGATGTAACCGCGGCGGAAGCGCCGCAGGCCCGAATCCTTCAGCACCCAGCCGAACAGCAGCGCATTGCAGAAGACCTGCCAGTCCTCGAGCTTGATCTTCGGGTAGACCACGCGCCCGTCGTGCAGCTGCGGCTTCGCCCAGTCGCCCTTGATGTGCGGCAGGAGCTCCTTGAACTCGCAGATCCGCGCGGCCTTGTCGCGATCGAATCGGTACGGCCACTTCGCCTCGCGCTCGCTCCGCGCCAGGTCGTCGAGGTGACGCTGGCATGCGGCCTTGACGAACTTCCCGGCGAGGATCTCGCCGGCGACGACGTCGCGCGCCCACCTGGTCGCCCGCTCGGCGAAATCGCCGGCGGCCGGTCGTGCTACGTCGGCGCGAACTTTCCGAGACCGGCCGGTTTGCTTGCCTCCTTGTTTCCGGCGGGATCCATTCCCGGCAGGAACGGTTGATTGTCCGACGGCGTGACGCGGGTGCGGCCGCTCGGGCTGAGTCCGAAGTGTGCGCATAGCTTCTCGTAAGTTTCGAGCGCGCGCCGCGAAATCTGCGCGTACACCGAAGGCATGCGATACCCAGACGTCGGAGCTGTCGCGATCAGTCCCGCCTCCCCTGCTGGATCGGATTTATTCAGGGCCGCGATCTTCTCCTCGGCCCAACAGTAGCGCGCCCACTCCTGGCACAACATCGCCAGCAGCCCGCGATCAAGTTTCGACACCAGGCCGTAGACCTCGAGCTCGGGCGTGATGCGATCCCACTCAGTCTTCGCCTCGGTCCAGAGGAACGCGGGCGCGTCGGGGATCTCGACCTCGGGCTTGAATTCACCGAGCAGAGCCGAGAGCGGCTTCTTGCTGGGGTTGCCCTTGAGCAAGTGCACGTTCCCCGGCTGCGGTTTCGGTCCTCGCTCGCCCATCAGAGACCCCTAAGCTCGCGAGATACCCCCTCCCCAAAACTCCCGCGTGAAAAAGTTTGGT